CTTATTCTTATGATTCATTAAAAAACCAATACAACAGCGAACCACTTTTCTTCATTGAAGATGTCGTAACATCTAAATTAAGCGACAAAGCTAGAAAGTCTTTATCGAATGATTTGTTTATTGGATTTATTGATTTTGAGATTCACCAGCAAAGGTTTCCTCGTTTGTAATTTTTTTTTCTCTTTTTTTTATTGTTGATGTAAACAAAGTAAAGATAAACACTTATGGCAAGAAATCGAATCATTTATCAATCGGAAGGCATTTACATCAGCAAAGAATATAACTCTTCTGCTAGTGGTGATCATGCTCAGTTATCTCGCGTACAATCAGCAAACTATAATTTTAACATCGCTCGTCAGGATGTTAACCAATATGGTGAGTTGGCTCGCATCGACTCTATTGTTCTCGAAACACCAACTGTATCGTTTGATACCAGTTACTATGTTACCGATGGCGCAAATGAAGTTGCTCTTGGCTTTGCTGTTTCTACTGGTCAAGCATTGAGTCAGTTTCCTTCGGGACATATTCAAGACAGCACTGGACGCAACTTTTATATTGTTACCAGCAGCGAAGGTAACGACTTCAATAAAAACACTGGCGCAAATCCTTTGAGTGGTATGGGCGGTATTGGTATTGGTAATGCATATCTTACTGACTATTCTGTTGAATTTGCTGTGGGTAGTATTCCTACTGCAACTGTTTCTTTCGAAGGCACTAACATGAATGCTTTCTCTTTCAGTGGAACTTCCGCAAATCCAAACTCTGGAACTTGTGCTGGTATCAATCCTGTCGATGGAACAGCTCTTGGAACAGCCATTCAGCTGAAAAATCCAACTAGTAAAACTGGCGATCTCAGCACTGTATATAGCGCACTTCGCCCTGGTGATGTTACCATTAACTTCGGCACATGGAGTGGTAGCGGTTTGATTTCACGACTTGGTGGCGAAAGTGGTATTCACCTTCAAAGTGTTAGCATGTCTCTTCCTCTTGGAAGAACGCCAATTGAACGTCTTGGTTCTAAGTTTGCTTATGCCCGTGTAGTTGACTTCCCAGTTACTGCAACACTTACTTTGAATGGTGTACAAACTGAAGTTGCTGGCGGTAACTTGGTCAGCTTGATTGAGGCTAATCCAAAATCAGATCTTGAAATCACTGTTAAAAAACCTGGTCAACCAAATGCAACAGCAATTAAGTATATCATCAAAAATGCTCAGCTTGATTCTGCTAGTATTTCTAGCTCGATTGGTTCGAACAAAACTGCTGACTTCACTTTCTCGACACAAATCGGTGGCGTTAATGATGTAACTAATGGTATTCAGATGAGTGGCAGCTTTACTGCTGGTAATGCACCTTTTTAATAAGCCCTTCTGAACCTTCTTACATTAGCTCATTTGATATTGTGGGCGCACTTACATAAAAATTAAAAAAAAGAGGGGGTTCTGGAAACAGAACCTCCTTTTTATTCAGAAGGGCTAAAAACCAAACAAAAAAAATAAATATGCCAATAACAATCGACTATTCACAATTTACTACACAAACTGGTAACTTTCCAATTACTCCTAGTCAGCCATATCAATATAGCGGCATTTATAGTGGAGTCAATAACTTAGAAAAAAATAATCCAATAATTACATTTACTAACTTGCCAAATGGATTGAGAGTAGCTACTCCAGAATCAGCGACATCTCCATTTGATACTGTATTTATGGATTTTGATGGTATAAATGATTATGTGCTATTGAGTGGTGGTAGCACATGGTATGGTACTGTAGAAGGAAATTATATAGAGTGTGCTTATACTTCTGGTGGGTTTTGGGCTATTGCTGAATTAATAGATACTGATTTATTTGTTATAAATACTGGCGCTGGTAATGCAAACTCTTCTATATTAGATATTGAATTTCAAGAACCTAATTTTGAATCAGTATCTTTTACTACGCCAACTAATGCAAATATTATTCTTAAACGTGGAGGATCTTATGTTTTTAATAATGGATCTGGAAGTTTCCCAAATGTCTTTTTTCATCAAGAAACAAATGATAGTTGGTACCCAGCTAATATTGAACTTAGTCCATCTGCCACTTCCGATTTGAGAATTCAAGGAATTCCTTATACTGGTGGTTATGTGACAACAGATATAGAAGCAACTTTTAATGGATCTATAGAATATACAAGTGGATCGCTTAATCAAGTAAATGGGCCATTTGATCCGCCAGCACCATTTAATACTAATGCTTATACCAATTCTTTTGCGATAGGTTATCCTTGGAATAGCACAGTTCCCAACGAAATTATGAGTAGTTATAATATTATATCTGATAATGTTGGTAATAGTGGTGCTGCTGTTATTCAACTTACTAATGTAGAAGAATTTAGTGAATTGATACCTCCGCTAAGAAAATTGCATGTTTTATTTAGTAGAGCTTAATTTTTAACAAAAAGGCGCTGTTTTCACAGCGCCTTTTTTCTTTCTATATCTTTACGCTTTTACAGAAAGCTATTGTAATCAGCAATGGTTAATACACCATCAGTTTCTAATCCGCCTAACTGTAGAGGCTCTGACTGATACATATTATACTGATGAGCAAGCTTATCAATTTTAGTTTCGCTCTCATCAGCCAAAGACTTGTATACTTTTGACACTTCGTTCTTATTGGTAAATGTAACAGAGCTATTGCCATCTCTTAACGAAAGAATATCTGAGCCATCTGTGTTTCCAACTAATCCTTTCAACGCATTGCGCGATTGTTTGCGGTAATAGTTCGCCATATACATCTCCTTATAGATAGCCTGAGACTCTTGATCTAGTGGAGCGTCAACTCCACTGTAAGATGTATTGATGCGCGTATTTAATAGCCCCAAATTAGCGCCAAGCCATGCTTCAATGTAAGAACGTGGCACAGTGCCAGTATCACCATCGAATTCCGTCTGAAATATTTTGGTTGCTAAACCACTTAATGTACTCATGTATTCTTTTACACTTAGTTATTGAGCAGCTTCAATAATTCTTTATGCTTGGGATTGTTGTGGTCGATAACAAACGACTGCACAGCAGTAGGCATAATGTTGCGGCGACTATTGCGTGTGTAAGCGGTAAACTCTCTAATGAGACTCTGCTTCAATACAGGCTTTTCGTGGTATGGATTTGTACCAATCTTGAGTGCAAGTTTCTGCATATCAGAAAGAGACATTTCCGCGAGATTCTGTTCAAAAATTTCCAACTCATTTGTGCCAAATGGACTGATTTCACTCACGCCTAACATAACTTCCAACTTGCGCATTTTATCTGTAAATTCTGGAGTACCAACTAAGCCAGACGCTTTCATTTCTTCAATTTCTTGAATTAGTGTTCTTTTTGGGGCGCTGGCAATGGATTCAGATGCGTTTTCTTGAATCATTCCATTAGCTTCTTCTATGATTTTTTTCTTTCTAGCCATACTTTATGGTAACATTTAAATATTAATTTTAAGCAAAAAAATACCCACCCTGGTTCGCATCGTTGAGAGGCGTGGTGGGTTTTTTGAAAAGCTGGGAGGCGAACCTCCCAGCCTGAATCTATTAGGCGAGACCAGAGACGATCTTGCCAACCAGAGCGCGGGTGTCAAGCACCATGCGACCTTCTTCCATCGAGCCGAAGTAGCCGATTTTCTTCTGACGAACGCTGTATTGATCATCAGCAGTCAGAGAGAACTCTGAACCATTTTCCGAATCAACTGCGACAGCGCGAATCAGGGACTCACGACCACGGTCAATACCGATGATGATTTCTTCAGCAGCACCATCAAATGCAGCAGAGTTACAACCAGCAGCGTTGGTGAAAGCTGTCGAACCAGCAACTGTGTCGAAGATTGTGTTGAAGCGTTGACCACGACCCAACTCATTGATTTCCATGATAGCAACACCATAAAACTCAGGAATACCTGCGGAGTTATAGATAGCAGTTCTCATGTCTTCAGGAGCGGCGATACCATCAGTACCAGTGCCACCAGCAGGTGATGCTTTGGTATTGATTGGGTTGTATGCCATAGCGCGAAGCTCTTGAACAACTTCAGGAGATACGATGATGTCGGTAAGACCACGACCTTGACGAGCATCTGGAGTGCCACCAATCCAAGAGGTGTTGATACGCTTAGCGAGAGTGAACAGTTCGTTCAAATCAGCCAAGAGGAAACGACCGTTGGTGTTGGCACGTTGAACGTGCTTCTTGCCGTTGGTTTGAGCGTTGGCGAGAGCGCCAAGCAACAGGTTTGCAGAAGTCTTCTCTTGCTTCAGAAGAATTTCTTGAGCGAGGCGAGTGAAGGTTTTGCTGATTACATCCAAGCGGCTCTTAGCAGCATAGCGCTTATCGAAGCTCAATGCGGAGTCAAGAGTGTAGGTGTGAATCTTCATTTCAGAAACAGTAGGAAGCACTTGGTTCTGAGGAAGACCGCCAGCAGCGCTTTGGCTGTAAACTTCGATATAGTCTTCAGCGTTGACATCATAATAGAGGTCAAGCGGAATGCTAGGATTGTCATCGGCATTGAATTGAAGAGTGGTGAACAAGTTGCTCAACGTAGGAGCGTTGTTGATCACTTCAGCCAACACAGGACCAATGAACTCAGCGAGTGCAACTTGAGCTTCGGTCGCGATAGCGCGATTTTTCGAAGCCATAGCTTTCACAAGCTCGATTTGTTCAGGAGTTCTTTTAAGGGTAATTTTCATGTGATTATTTTTCTAAGTTAAAATTAGAGACCCAAGAAAACGATGGCATACGAGCCAGTCAAAGGATCTGAAAGATTTGCGGTTGAAACAGTAGCTGTGCGCGAGCCAGTAGCCAAAACCGTGCCGACTTTCTGGGTATCGCTGTTAGCGCAACCAGTAACTTTACCGCTAACGCCGCTAGGAAGTTTGAAGCCAGAACCAATTGCTGGAACGGAGCCAGCGAAAGCAGAAGCAGCAAGGGTGAATACACCACGGCTAGCAACAGGAACTGCTTGACCAGGAAGCATACACATCAGCTCTTCAGCTTTTTGTGGGTAGTAGAGAAGTTTCTCACCGTTTTCGTCAGTCTTTGCAGTTTGACGAAGAGTCAAACCAACAAGAGCATCGCCAGAAGTCGCAGGTTTCAGCGAGAGGGAGACGCGAGGATATTGATTAACTCCAACGTGTGGGTAATTGGTTTTGCCGAGATAGGAGTCGTAAGCGCTGTCATACACGATAGTATCGAGATTGAGGTTGCCAGATTCCACGGTAACGAAAACGCCAGCATCGCCATTGCCGCTGTCGGTAACGGATTCATTAATGAATCCAGTACCCATAGCGAACATGTTGATAACATCAGTTTCGTTATACTGTCTGAATGGTAGTGTTCTAAGTGCCATATATTTTGTTTATTAGATTGTTTTTGTTTAAATTAGGAGATTACAATGTTTTCTCTGCTAAATGCATTAGCAAATTTTTCTTTGAAAGAGACGGGTTTTTGCGATTGAGCTTCGTTGTTGTTTGGAAGAGTGGTTTCGGAAGCTTTAGCATTGTCAAGAGCTTCTTGAGCGAGTTCTTCTGCGGTTTTGGTTTCAGAAGCATTCGAAATGGAAATTTTCTTAGCGACTTCTTCGTCAATACGAGCTTGAATTTGTTTTTCGAAAGCTGCTTTAGCTTCTTTGTTTTTGTGTTTCCACATAACGGCAAGCTTTTCTTGATAAGAAGCAAAAGCTTCTTCGGTAGCAGCAAGTTCTTTAAGATCAGAAGCCAAAACTTTGCGATCTTCGTCGTCAAGCTCATAGCCTTGGTCGATTACTTCCATACGGGAATTGAAACGAGCAACAGCTTCTTCTTGTTTTTGGAAGTTTTCAAACTCTTGAATTTTTTCAACAGCAGCCTTGAGTTCAGCTTCAACTTTTTTAACAGAATCTTTCATTTCTTCTTTTTCCTTAGCCATATCTTCTTTTTCTTTTTCGGCTTTGGTCATAGAATCGCGATATTCTGCGTCTTTCTTTTTGATCGCTTCAGCGAAGGTCTGCGTCATGTTAGCAACTGCCTCTTCGGAGAATTTCTTCTCAACAAGGAGACCTTTTAGTTCGGCAAGAATTTGTTCAATATCCATATTAGTTTCTTTTTTGTTTTTTACATCATCATTATTCAAATGGGAAATAAAAGCGGTATTTTTTTTAGAAAAAATGTTATTTTTAATATCAAAATAGGCTTTTGCATCTCTTTTGTCTTTAAAGGTGATATTATTGGTAGTTGCATTTTCAGAATACAAACCTTTTACATCGGCGGCTGGTTTAGTAGTAAAGCCGATACCGAGTGGGAAGATTTCGCCTTTAAGAAGTCGATAAACTTTAGTTCCATCTTTCATTGCTCCATTGCCGCCGTATGCTTTGAGCATCGGTTTAATTTCGTTGAAGTGTTTTGGATCAATACGGTCAGCATCTTTCATGTTTTTGCTACCGACTAAAATGTCGTATTCGCTAAAGCCAATTTCCCAGCTAGCGGAAACTGCTTCGTGAAGCGTATCAAGTTCGTCAACCGATCTTTCAATCAATTTTACAAAGTCTTTGTTTACATGTTTATAAACAACAGCGCCCAAGGCAATATTGAAAGGATCTTTCATATCGCGAGCCTCTTCTGCTGAAATCATTTTGTTCGAATTGTTATATTCGCTGAATCCAGCGTTGATAATGTGTCCGACAATGTTTTCTTTGTTGTGTTCGATATTAGTTGGTTTATGTCTAAAGTTTTGAACTACTTGTGCCGCCAAAGCTGAGTCAATACCATCGTCATTCTTGTTGAATTGATTAACTACTGCCGCATTAAAAGCCACGCCAAGCAAGTCAATATTCTGCGAAAAGTCAATATCCTGCGGCAACAAAGACCGCAGGTTTTTCAGTGAAGCTTTAGATATAAACGACTCCTCTTCTTGCGAATAAGCAAGAATCGGTGAATCAAAAGAAGCTCTGTATAGATAATTTTTTTTCATATTGAAAATTAATCGTCTTCGCTCTCTTCCATTTCTTCCTCTTCGTCAGTTTCTTTGTTTTCGTGAGAAGCGGGATCAGATGGCTTATCCATCTTTTTGAGGATGGCTTTTTGAAGAGCTGGTGGAAGTTTCTTTTGCGCTGGTGTCAATTCTCCAGAATTACTTTTTTCCATAAGCATTGCTTTCATATTGTCAAATTGCACCATACAAGCTTTCATGGTTGATTCGTCATCCATATCTGTAGTGTCAACCAAAGCTTTATCGTCTGATGCACATGCGCTCATGAATGTTTTATAGATTGCGGCTTTGCCGTTATCCATTTTAGCAAGGGACACTTGAACTTCTCTGTTTTTAACTTCCACTACTTTTTCGAGTGGCACTTTAATATCTTCGGGATTAATTTTCATTTATTTTGTTTGTGAATGGTATAATAATGCCGCAGAATAATCGTCATCAATTTCGAATTCTGCTGCTGCTTCTAATACTTCTGGGAGAGTAGATAAAGAAGCGATAGTCTCAAAATCCTTTACACATGAAGATGCTACTTCATCCCAACTTTCTAAATCGCTTGAAACAACAACGGTTTCACACAGCTTATTCACCATTTCCTGTTGATTATCAGATAATGTTTCCAGCGATAACGATGCTTTCAATTCGCTTTCGATAGATGCACGAAGAGATTCTATTTTTGTTACAACGCCGCGAATATTCTTTACTGATAATTTGGCTTTTGCCAATGGAATGCCAGTTGTTCCTTCTGGACGACCAGCAACTTTTGGAGTTGTATTAATCGGTCCAGAATCTTTAGGAGCTTTTGGCGCTGGTGGTGAGATTGTTGGAATACCACCGACAATTGGATTGTAGTAGCCTTCTTTGCGCTGCGAAATAAATTCGGGCTGAGAAACTGCAATATCTTCTGATTTTGGAAACTCGCCAGTATGGAACATATCAATGCCTTGTTGAGGAGTAATAATACCAAGCTCCATCAATCGAGTAGTTACGCGCATAAGCTGCGTCTTGTCTCTAATATCAATATCTCTAAACTTGGCAGTAGGATATTTTTTCAATCCAAGGGTTTTAGCGATTCTTTTAATTTCGGGCTGCAAGAAATCATTCAAAAACGCATTTCTAGCTTCTTTAAGCCTATCCAAAAAGATTTCTGCTTTAACTTCTGTAGAACTATACTTCTCTTCGCCGACAATAATGTTTTGAAGTCCTTGTTTAATGTCTTCATTGAGAACTTTATACTTTTCTGGACCAAGAACCTTGTTCAAATCAGGAATAACGAAGTCAGCTTTTGTGGTATAGTCAGAAACAAGAACTCGACCAACGCTTTCGTTCTTGAATAGCTTTTGCATAGCCATCAAGTTGTTTTGATTGATGCCGCCTTTATCTGGCTCAGCTCCCATTGTAATCAATAGAATGACATTCTCAACAGTGCGAGTAATTGCCTGATCCATTTTCTTCAATTCAAGCTTAGCGTTAATATCTTCTAAGACTGGATAGCCAAATGGAATTGCAAATGGTTCGTAGTCTTGTTTTTTGTAGAAAACGAAAATGATTTTGCTTGGATCGAGTTTGATTTTCAATCCATTTTGGTAATAAGCGCCTTTTTGAATATCTTCTCTTACGTTATTGGGCAAACCGTTAAGAGTTTCCTTGTCTTCGTCAGAAACTGGATTTTGCAAACGAGCTAGCTCATATTCAGAAAGAATTTTCTCATAAGATCCCGTCTCAAAGCTCGATCCACGTTTTGCAACAATGTCGAATGGATTAAGCAAAATATATCTAACGGGAACTTTACTGGAAGTCGGCTGCTCTTCCGCGATTTGTTGCATCAACTTAGTAAAGTCTTTAGTTTGGATCGTTCCATCCACGCGATAAAAGAAAATGTTGCCACTGCGATAGAATTCTCTGAAGAATTGATCTTTCAAGTGCCACAATTTGATCTTCTTAAACCACTGATTAAAGAAATCGCGACTTTTTTGCGATCCGCCATCAAGATACAGTTCGGTATTGGAAAACTCAGACATGATGTCGATAGAGTTTCTGAATACAGCGACATTGGCATAAGCTTTTTGGCACAGTTCGATTGCCTCGCGAACATTGACACCATCCATAGCATAGCTATAAGGCAAAAGCCCATTGCGGATGCTGCTAAAGCGATCATGAGTTCTTGATGTAGCGGCTCTATTTCTACGACTGCCACTACGAGAAGAGCTATCTACGCGACTATAATCATCGTTTGCAAAAGAAGTGTTCAGTGATGCCTCTGCAACATAAAACGGTTCACCACATAGTTCTGGCTCATAGTCTTCGTGAGCATGAGACATAATTTTAATTTGCGATTTTTCGAATTTTTTCCAGTAGTCAGATTTTTTGTTATAATGTCGCTTATCCATTACTCTATATTACACAAAAAAGTCTAAAAGTTAACTTTAAAAGTTAATCAACAAACATTGGGACAAATGTAACCTGCGCAGTCGCCTCTGGAGTTGCCATCATATCAAAATAAATGTTCATTAACCAGTTGCCAAGCACTAAAGCGGAGTAAGAGTCTTTTCTTGCTTTGTCAGCGTTTCGCTGTTTCTTGAGATTATGCGGCAAATCAAATGATTGTGAACCATTCGCTGTCGTAGATACTTGAATCAATGCGCATTGAACTTTGGTAGCGTCAACTGTATCTTTCAAATGCTCAATCAAGTCTATTTGTTTCGCGTATGAGTCGCCATCATCGTTATATCGTGAGAATGTAATCTCATCAATGGGAATCGCTGCTGACTTTTGCCGCGAATAATCGTCATCTAAAGCTGTCCCTGCAAACCAAATCTTTTTATGGTCAAAAGCAGCTTGCAGCATCTCATTTGCCGAACGAATCCATGACGAGCTGGGCTTTCTGAGTATGCATATTTTCTTTGATTCTATATTGTATTGATTTCTAGCACTGCGCAAATCAGCATTGTAGTTTTGTGGATCGTCAAAATCTGAATCAATGCATTGGATTTGAATTCCTGCCTTTTTGAAGATTTCGCTTTCGTTACAAGAGTTAATAAATTGAACGCCGCCGTTATAGTCGCCTACAATCATTCGAATATTGAAATGCGTATAGAGATAGTGGAAGTATACGATGTGCTTTTTCAAGTTGGCTCCTGCCAAAGCATAAGAATGCACTATAGTTCCATTACGTTTGTCAGCATTTAACTTGATAACATGCATAGCAAAGTCATCAGAACCTTCGCTCTCTGACCATGATGGGTCAAATGATAGTATGTATTCGCTATTTTTGTCACCCATGACCTCTACCGACTGTCCTTCGCCATCAGGGATAGTACAAGCTGCCATTTTGCTAACCTTAAAGTAACCAGAGCTATCATCTGTGAAGATAGAGCCAAACTCTCTTTCAAACTGAGCTTCACTCATAGTCGCTTTAGACTGATCCAAAAGGTTTTGATCGTAAAGTTGTTTCGGGGCGCAATCATAGCTCAAGTGCATAATCACTCGATGAGCATTATCTTGCTTAGAAGGATTGAGAATAAGGTTTTCGTATTGCTGATAAAGCTTATATAAGTATTCGAATTTGTATGAAGCAGAAGATAGTCCAATAATCTTGTTATGAGGCCATTTGTGGCGCTCTTCTTCTGTCATTTTCCCCGCCTCAATCATTTGTGTTTCAAGATCGTAGATCTTTTGACGCTCTGTTGGATTTTCCACAACCGCCAAGAACGGAAGAATAACTTCGTTAATGATTTTTTCAGGCATCAAAAGAAGCTCGTCAATAATCATGCGCTGGAAACGGAAACCCCTTAGTTTTTCACCATCTCCAAGAGGAAGAGCGATGATTTTACTACGCCCGATTTCCATAACCCACTGGTCATTGGATTTACTGACTCTTGTAATGCATTGTGATAGATATGCAGCCTTGGGACTCTTGGCAATTTCTTCGATCTTGTTGAAGATCATTCGACTTTGACGGAAAGACTTTGATATAATGCCAATAGCAACGCCTTGATTCAAGATAGCATCCATCGCTGCAAAAATACCAGTGGTAAACGATTTAGAAAGACCCCGACTCCAGATTCCCAAGAAGTAATCTGTCTCCATCATTGCTTTGATTGCCATATGTTGGAATGGAAACAATGAAATTCCTGAAATAAGCTCTGAAGTAAAAGATGGATTCTCGCGCAAGAACTTATACAAAAGAACTTTAGCTCTTTCTTCTTCGATGAAGCCTTCTGTGTCCAACACTTCTTGGTTTACATTTTCAAATTTCTTATGTAAGATTTGATGTCCTTTTTCCCACGCCATATTTATTTAATTTCAAAGTAATTCATTTCTCCAGCATCCAAAAAGTATTGAACATCCACGTTCCATATCTTTGGACCAAGCATTAGCAGCTTTGGTATAAGTATTTGACTGCTGCTTCTATTCTTTGCGAATACAAACTGGCAACAGTCTCTAAAATCTCTTTGCAGTTCTTTCATGTTATGGAAGATGTAGTCGAGATTAAATCGTTTGGGTGCGTACTTGTTGATTTCACGCATCTTATGTAGATCGCTTTCAATCACAATGAATAAGAAGCACTCCGATTGCCTACAGCGTTGCAGCTCTCTGACGAATCTCTTATACTCTGCTGACAAAGTACTGCAAAAGTCAGCAAACGATTTTCTATCCGCATACGTATACTTAAAGTTCTCTGATGTAACAGCATAATCTCCTACATCAAGCTTTAATGGTGCAGAGTAACGGAACTTGAGTGGTTGCTGTTCTCTTGTATCAATCAAAATCTTTACGTCTCTGTAATCGTTATGGAATTCTTGCGGTAAGTTTGATCCAAACATTGGTTTAACGCCACATTCATCACATACCTTTTTGTAACTACCAAAGATACGTTTATATACCCTAATTGGTGGCAAGTCTGATGTGAATAATTCAGTCGAGCAGGGACCATAATCCAAGTCCTTTTTTTCTATGCGTTTTTTAAGCAATGAAAGAATATATGCCCCAACTTCTTCCTGATTCGCTGTGTCACACCACTCGACTAATTGATCGTATGTGGCGAAATCTCTCTCCATGTAATCCTCATACGTTTTGAACTGAATAGGAACACTCGTTAGCTTATTGAAGCGTGGATAGTGCTTGACGTAATAATCGCCCAACATCATATCGTGTTTCTTGAAATGATGGTGTAGGCTTTTTAATGAATCAAATGACTCATTGCACTCTTTACAATTAAATGACATCATATTTTGATAAACCTAGAACTCTTGCTTTCCACTCTTCCATTCCCTCTAGTCGATTAGCTTCTTCAGCTACTAGAGCCTTTTGCATTTCCGCGATTTTGACCATGTTTTTGCGCTCATCTTCATCTTGGAAGAATTGCACCAATGCCAAAAGAGAAGCATTTTCTTTCTGCTTGCTTTGCATTCTGGAGGATCTGTCTCCTTGAAGTTTTTTGGTTAGATTTTCAATACGTGTTTCGCATTGATGATATTCACTGCTTTTTGCTTTAATAATTTCCGCGAGTCTAACGCTCATTTCTTCCTGATCATTAGCAATATCGAACATATCGTTAAGCTTGTTCAAATGCTTACTAATCACCTCAAGATTAATGATTTCTTTGCACACGTTCATGTATAGGTTAATTTCGTCTGATGTTAAATCAGGCTTATCCCAAGTTAAACGAATAAACTCTTGCTCGAACAACTCCCTATCATCTTTCAATGTGTAATTGTTCATGATTTTCACGAAACGAGAGTTATTTAAGTTAATTGTTAATTTGTCTACACAAATCCTGTGCTGACGATTAATCTTATCTTCCTCGAATACATTTCCAGTCGCATCGTTAATTTTTTTCACGACTCTACCTGCCGCCTTCGGAGCCACGTAGCTTGACAGCACAGCGTCTGTGTCTTGAGAAGGATTGTAGTCGGGATTGATCTCTCTCATCAACGCGAAAACAGCTCGCTGTTCCATAGACAGCGGCTTGATTTCCTGTTTCGGGAAAAGTAGTTCAGCAATAGCCAACGAAGACAGACCAGTGTTCGCTTGATCAATAATAAATTGACGTTGTTGTGGCGAAAAGACAATATCTTCTTTTTTTTCGCGGCGAGCAGTATTAAATTTCATACCTGCTGCGACCATATACTTTCTTACTTCGCGTCCTTCTTTCGAACGACCGTCGAGTTGTGGATTATCAAATACATGTTTGACAATTTCATTCAAATCGGGATTCTTCCCAAAAGCCTCTTGGACTTTTTGTTTTTGTTCGTCGTTTAAACTCATAATATGATGTCGTTTTTGGCAATGATTTGTTGCACTTTTTCTTTCAGCATTTTTTTGAGATTTTTAATCTGCTTGTAGCCAGCGGCACGGTTTTTTTCAGAAGTTTTATATCCCATATACTTCGCTACATCGTCTTCTGACGCATCTTGAAAGAACAACATCATATACACTTGATAATGTTCGTCTGATAATTCTTTTTTTAGAACTTCATTTAGTTTTTGGATAGATGCATCAAAATCAACACCCGAATCAGTAAACGAATCAATCTCTTGCTGATGGTTTTCCATTGCTAGTGGCATCTTTACGCCATATCCTTGGCGTTTTGATTTAGCCCACTTTGCATATAGCTTGCAGGAAGAGTTTTGGTCTCCTGATTTTGTCAAAGAGCATAGATTATCTCCAAGATTGTGGGGGCAAGACATACAAGGCTTAACATAGTTCGTATAATTGTTGCGTACTATGTTTTTAATTTGATGGGAAGCGATTCTCGAAACCCAAGGTTCCAATGGTCGCTCTTGATCCCACAAATGCCACTTTTTGAAAATGTGAGTTTTAACAATTTGTGCTACATCTTCAAAGTCAAACCAGTTTATAGCGTTAAGCCTCCACTTGCTTTGATATTTTGAAACAACAGTGTCTATAATAGTATAACACTCTTCGTATGTCTTTTTTTTAGGAGATTCCACTTACTTTCTTTTCTGTTTAAAGTCTTCGAGAGAAGTAGGACGGTTTCTTCTTTGAGGTGTTGAACCTTTTGGCACTGGATTCGATTCAGAACCAATAAGAGATCCCAAATCAAAAGTGCTATACACTGCTGATGTTTCTACTTCTACTTGGATTTTGCGAATGTTTGGAACGCGAGAAGCATTGGTAAATGATTCACCATCATCGTCGAAATCTTCTTCATCCTCATCCTCTTCTTCATCGTCGTAGTCCTCTTCCTCTTCTTCTTCTTTAGGCTTTTGCTTTTTAAGCTTAGCTGCCCCGAAGGGACTTCCACAACTAGAACAAAAGTTGGGCTTTGCAAAATTGTATTCGTGCTTTTTTCCGCACTCAGAACAGTAAATAACGCTCATAATTAATAATGAGTTTTTTTACCACTTTTTCAATATAAAAAAAGGCACGAAAAGGCAGGGAATACACGTATATTTCCTGCATTTCGCTGCGAGCGTTGTGTGTAACCCTGTTATAGTTATTTACACATGAAAGTCGCTCTCTTCTAACTTTTTCACGATGAATTTCAAGATTTCACTGCGCACAATGTCCTCTTTAGTGAACACGAATGTTTGAATCCCTTTTTGCTTACTTTCTTCATCATTAAAGGTATTGAGCAAAGGCATGAAGCCTGTCTTGAGCTTGCCAATATCACTCTGCATAGCATCGCCGCAGATGATAATCTTTGAACCTTCGCCAATCCTTGTAATCAAAGTAATAAGTTCTTTCGCGGAAAAGTTCTGAGCTTCATCGGCGACAATGATTTTGTTCGTCCAGCTTGCTCCACGCAAAAAGTTAATTGGTGCGGCACTTATTCTTCCTGTTGATTTAAGATGCGCCACATCTTGCGGCAAAACAATCTCCTCCAACTTATCGTAGAGGGGCATTAGGAACGGATCGAACTTCTCTGCAATATCTCCAGGCAAGCTACCAAGCCCTTTATCAGCACTTTCAATGATGCTGCGAATATAAATCAGTTGTTTTTCGGAATCTTCTGACATCATTTCGACTGCTCCGTAGAGTGCCATATATGTTTTAGAAGTTCCCGCAGCCCCAGATATAAAAATGATTTTATTTTCGGGGTCTAGTATCATCCCCAGCAGTTGAACCTGTTTTGGGGTGAATCTGAAATTCTTTTTCTTTGTTTTAATTTTGCTGGTTTGATTCAATTGAATCTCAACCGAGTCCGACTGACTAAATCGTTTTTTAGGCATTTGTATAGTTTACACCCATTTATAGCAATGGTTCGTCAATAGTTACATCTGCGATGAAAATATTTGGTGGCGAAGAAGATAGGTTTTGGGCATTTAATCTGCCGCGAGAAGAAGTTGATAGCGTTCCTGATGGCAAAACGTATTCACCCGATTCATTTTTTAAATCAACAGAAAAAGAAGACAATGCCCCAGACTCATTAATAAATGTTTTTATGTTTGTTGCTTTTATTTGTAGTTGCTTGTTTGCTTCATCCAAAAAGACATTGTAAGCGTTGCGCTTAGAAATCGCATAGGAATAGGTTCTTTTTAAATCAAGAGAAAAAGAAATGCTAGAGTGAACGTCAGAAGAATAATTATCAGCCCCCGAAAGTACTGCGAAATGACCATATGCAAATTTGCTGGTCATGTTTGTTTCACCTGTACTTAGCCCCGAAAGCATTGATAGACCTGTAGGTGGATTCGTGCATGTAAAAGAGGTGGACATCGTTGCAGCTTGAAATGGCGCAATGTCTATAGACAAGCTGTCAAGATAACATCCACTGAATGTTCGATTCCCGATTGTTATGTCAGTGCTGCCTGTTCCTGTAAGATTAGCGAAAACGCCTGATCCGAAATTGTATGAATCAGCAGAAGAAACATTATTGGCAAACTTATTGCACAGCGGAAACGCGATAGTTATTTTGGTATCTGTGCTGCCGCCAACTCTCATTTCTGGAAAAGTATTCGGGGCAAGAGTTCTATATGCATTTGTTTTCGCGGAATGAGAAATAGATACACTGTTTGCGGGTGCAATGTATTTCTTACCTGCCGAATCGTTTCGGGGCATAGAGACTGGAATATTTTCGTAGCGTATAACTGACATCAAAGAGTATTACACCTTTTTTCTGATTACAAAAGGTTTTATGAAAACAGGGTGGGGGATTTTTTTTGGGTTTTTTTAGGTTATTCTGAGAATGTGTCTCGCGATTTTGACAAAAGGGGTGGGGGGTCTGGTGCGGAGCAGCACAGAACACCGTCTGGCGCTCTGGGTGGGGAGTGATGTTGGTGGGAGTTTGGGAGACTGAGAATAGTATCCCCCCCGCTCTTTTCTAACAGAACTATCGCGCATTTTTTGAGAAATAGGGGGGGTCTTGTCAAGTTTTTTCTTCACGTATGACACAAAAGTTTTTTTCGCATAACACAAAAAAGTTCTTGCGTTTCTACGCGTTTCGGGTTACACTTTCCCCGTCATGAATAAGTTACTTCAATTCTCCGCATCCACCGTTTCCGACTTGTCTTTCGTTTCCATCACTGATCGTGTGGATGATAATTGGGCAGACTGGGAAGTCGAGTTTACTGCCAATGGAAAATCTTATGTTGGTTTTCTTGGTGCTTGCCCTTTTCACCCCGAGGACATGCACGATGATGACATCATCGAAGCCGAGGAACTGGCATAAGTTCCAATACTCCCCCCAAAAAAAACAAAAGAAAATTGTTGACTAACTAGCAAAAATCATTTACAATTCGCACATGTCCAACGTATCGCACATCACCACCAAGCCTCTCTCTTATACTTTCCAAGGTCAAAGCCTATGGCTCGAAGCTGGAACACCTGTTAGAGCTAACAAAAACTTCACTTACAAGCTCCCCGATGGTTCTTTTCTTTTTGTTCCTAGTGCTTACGTGATGGAAAAATAAATAGAAAAAAACAAAAGAAAATTGTTGACTTCATCGCAAAAAACCGCTACACTTTCCCCGTCATGAAAAAGCTCATTATCATCAGAAACTCAGAAGGCGCATTCGTTAATTGTTTCGCTCCTAACAATATCGGTTCAACATTCTCAGAATTGCTTGCTAAGGCTGAAAAAATAGCTCACGAAGTAAATGGAACGGTCGAAATAAAAGATATAAATAAAACAAAAAAAAGCTTGCGTTAATCCGAAAAAACCGTTACACTTTCCCCGTCATGAAAACTTCTTCACTTACTCCCGCATACTTCGCCGCCGTTCACGCAAAACTTGTTAGCCTTCTAACAAAAGGAACAAAAACAAACTACGGAATTTTTTCGCATTGGGATAAAGACAACTTCGCAATCTTTGAAAAAGGCTGGGTAGGATATGAGGCTTTGCACTTCATCCAACTGCGATAAGCTAACGAAAAAGCTGCTAGGCTAACAGAAAAAAAACTGTTAGTCTAACGAAAAAACACTTGACAACATAGCACAATAACAATCGTCATAAGTTGTTGATACTCAACGACTTACATCGACGCGACCCCTTCGGGGTCGTTTTGGCGTAAGTCGTTGACGCTCAACGGTTTACGCATACGCTGTGCTATACTATGCACGAAAAAACATTTTCTGTTAGAGTTTTGTCAAGAAAAAAATGCATTATGCCGCAAAATAAATATAGAAAAAAATACAAAAAAGATCTTGCGCTTTCATGCGTTATGCGTTACACTTTCCCCGTCAACCAATACTACTCATGACTGCTCAACCTAACCTCAAGCCACAATATAAAGCAATCGCCCTCAATACTGCTAACAAAGCAACAGAAAAGTATGAGGATAAATACTTTGCAAAAGTTGAATTGACGATTGACTATGGTTATGGTCAAATCAAAACCTACGCAGTAGGTGATGAAATCATGGGTGTTACAACGACTGAAGGTCTTGCTCAATACTGCAACTATGGCGCAGTGATTGAAAAAGTCATCCCTTGGGAAAACATCACCACGAAAACATTCTGCACTGTGCGCGAATACATCACAACAGTTTTTGAGATTGTCGAAAAATAATCAAAGAAAATTCTTGACTTATCCCGCAAAATAAACTATTCTTTTCTCGCCATTGCCATCACTCCCTTGTTAGCCTCTTAAAATTATGTATGACGAAATGACCAACTCTGACTTTATCTGCCTCCTGCACGATTACCCAAGCACCGAACAAGAGGAAGTCTTCAACGAAGCGGCAAGGCGCATCAGAAAACTTGAGGCGCAGGTGCGAGCGTGGGAATCCGCCGCCGATAATGGAAGCGGGTGCGACACTCCAGAAGGACTCCGCAACTTCATAAATTGCTGTGGCTAACAATCTGAATATGGCATGGACGGATGCTGTGGGGATTTCTAAAATCTGTTAGAGCCTCTCCAAAACTGTTAGACTAACGGAAAAAACTGTTAGTCTAA